CTAGAGTCCCCTGATGAAGAGCTCTCCCAAGATATGCTCGATACGTTTGCGATCTATCAGGAGTTCATTGCGAAGTTCCCTAACTACGACGTCATTGCAATCATCCCGATGAACCTGGCCGGTACCATTGGATTCGTAGTGCAGAACAAACCTATGAGAAAACAATCATAGGTTCGCAGCAATGACACAAATCACTGACATTACCGAAGGTACTCGGGTGAGCTTTGAAGTTTACCCGACAGCGTACTACGCTAATGAATTCAAAGACGTAACACTTGAAGGGATCGTGACTCCAAAGGTAGCACAACAACTGGGGTTCGATCTGGATGCAACACACCAAAACGTTTATCCGGTATTGACTGCCGCTGGTGTATCCGTACCAAATGACCCACGTCAATACAACTACGCTTACGTCACGTTTGACGGAGGCCAGTTTACATTCGTGGGCGTCCCATGTATTCGTCCTGGTACAATCGTGTCGTCCGATGGTAAAACATTGACCCTGGTATTCCAGGATCGGGATGACCGTCGTCGTCGTCGTATTCTTGAAGCGATGTCTGCTATTAACGAGACACCGAGTTCGCAAGTTTGGGAATAAAACGCCTCCCTTCGGGGAGGCTTTATGCCGTTTTCTATTGGAGGATTTATGGAACAAACCCACCGTAAGTTTGACCTTAACAACATCGACTTCAGTGCTGAAGAAGTAGAGACAATCGTAAAGCATGTGTTGGACTTGGATTACAGGCCAGCCGGGTGGTATGACTATTCGTTCATCTGGTCAACAGACCATACCGGTAACCGCCATGTCTTCTTGCAACTGGGTGATCATGAGCTGGCGTTCCAGGTAGAACATACAACACTCCTTTCTACTATGAAAGATTTCCGAAAAGCATTCGGTGGGGATGGCATCAAAGATGAACAAGTAATCGATAAGCTTGCTCGTTATGATTTCCATCGTGCATTGAAATACCCACTCGTTGCTTACTACCAGAAAAAGATAGCTGAACTGTCGAGGTTCTAATGTGTTTACCACCACCAGGATTCTTCGGTACACGACGTAAGACAAAAGCGGAACTCGCTGTTGAACAACATCGTGACCGAGCACGTACCTTTCTGAATGCGCTGAAGAAGCACCAACCGAAAAGAGGCAAAAAGAAATAATGGAACCAATCACCGTAGTGGTACCACTGAAAGCTATCAATTTCACCGCTGCTGAAGTCGGTGAGTTCATCCAGCATCACACTGGTCGGTTACCATCCCGGATGAACGAACTTGAAATCATCTGGCATCTAAACCAGAAAATGGATCGTTGGATTTCCATTCGCGTAGCTGGTACCGAATACGTAACAAAACAGTTCGAACCTCACTACCGCGAAAACCTGATGCAGGTTTGTCAGTGGTGGTTGGATAAACCAGATCATGCAGCAGCCGTAGATGTCAAGCGTTTTATTGCATTGGGTTTGACCGAAGCATACAAGGAAAAAATCCAAGGGTTGTGGGACCGATAAAGGAATACGTACAAGCGTAATACTCTGTGAATGTTTGTTGATTGATACTCTTGAAAGTGCTACTTCGGTAGCACTATTTTTTCCTGAGAATCAGACAACACCTACAGAGGTGTACGAATGGCACTGCCAGAATTTCCTAACCCTTTTATGTTGCCTGTGTCCGCGTACGCGCGTGACCTTGACATCATTGAAGGTGCAATTGCTGACAACGCAAGGTACTTGCAACTGATGACACAAGCACCGTACGAACAATGTGCGGTGTGGGTGCGTGAACAATTCCGTACTAACGGACAGTTCCCGCTAGTCGATCCCAAGACGTATGTTCTCGACAAGAACATGCAGGGTGATCGTTCGAAGAAAGTAACCACGTTTATGGGTTTCCTAAAACGTGTTGAGAAACAAAACTTGCTGTTGTCGCCATCGTTGACAGCATACCTACCAGAATCGGTTCGTCAATCGACTCACGCCATCTATATTAAAGAAGGTGTGGCAAACCGTAAGAAGGTTAAAGGTCAGCAGATGGATGCTGAGATGGCTGGTGACTTTGAACTTGCACAAGTCCGAAAGGGTGAGCAAGAGAACTTCAAAATTAACAATAACTCCTACTCAGGAGCTACGGTTAGTGCCGCCACCATTCTGTATTACAAATCTACTCACTCCTCATTGACTTCGACTTGCCGGACCGCAACGTCCTATGCAAACGCAAACAACGAGAAGTTCTTGATGGGTAACCGTCACTATTACAACCCAGAAGTTACTAAGGCAAACTTAGTCTCTATAATCAACTTGACAGACATGGATAAACTCCAGTTGGCTGTCGATAAATACGGGTTGGTCTATCCGAGTCCAGAAGACGTCGTTGAGATGGTTCTGTATTCGTCCAAGAACTATTGGCAGAACCGAGTTTATACCGAGCACATCCGTCAGATGGCTATGGGTATGACTCCGTTGCAACGAGCTGCAGTTATGTATGTCGGTGACCTGTATCACCTGAACAAACACAACCCAGTTCCTGCACGTCGTTTCTTGGAATCTATTTCTCAGGTTGGTGATAACCAAAACACCATGACCAAAGAGGAATACGATAGTATTCGTGATGGTGACTTGAAACTGCTGGTTAAGTTCCTCTGCTTCGAACAAGTTCGTGGTCGTTCTGATGAACGTATTGCGAATGAGAACCCAGAAGTATTTGATCTGTTGCACTCGACGTGTAAAGGTGTAGTAGATGGCTTGGACTATCACCGTGAACTGATCGATGCGTTGTACCTCACCAAGTGTATTCCTCACTCGATTCATGCATTCAAAGACTCGTATCGTCGGGCTGCTGTTATCTCCGACACTGACTCTACGATGTTTACAATGCAGTTCTGGGTAGAAGAGTTCCATGGGCGTATTTGCTTTACTCCAGAAGCTAAGCGTCTAGTGTTTGGTTTGGTGTTCCTGGTATCCGAAGTTGTAATGCACATCCTGGCGATTCAATCGGCCAACATGGGTGTAGCAGAAGACAAGCTTCGTCTGCTGGCAATGAAGAACGAATACTACTTCGCCGTGTTGTCTTTGACGACTCGATCGAAGCACTACTTTGCATCGCAAGATGCGGTAGAAGGTATCATGTTCGAAATGGCACGTATGGAGGTTAAGGGTGTAGGTCTCCGAGATTCTAAGGTTCAGCCTTTTGTTAACAAGAAGGCTAAGAAACTGATGTTGCACATCATCGAATCGGTGAAAGCGGAACAACCCCTGGATCTGCCAGAGATCTTGAAAGACATCGCCGATATGGAACGCAGCATCTACGTATCGGTACGGACTGGTAAGGCTGAATACCTGACGACAGGTCAGTGTAAGAAGTCTGATGCATACAAGTCTGAAGAAGACAACGACACCTACAAGAAATACCTATTCTGGAAAGACATCTTCTCTCCTGCGTTTGGCGATATCCCACCACCTCCATATTCGTTCTACAAAATCTCCCTAACGGCCAGCAACCGTACGAAGATGAACGAGTGGTTTGATGGGTTGGAAGACAAGCGTCTGGGTATGCGTCTGAAAGAATGGGCTCTGGCTAACAAGAAGACCTCGTTGACATCGGTCAACGTACCGGCTGCTGTAGTAGAGAACATGGGTGTCCCTGAAGCAATTACTCGTGTAGCGGATGTACGCACGATTATCTCCAACACCATGGGTGTGTTCTATTTGATCATGGAATCGCTTGGTATCTTCCTGATCGATGCAGACAACTCCCGTCTGATTTCGGACTTCTATTGATGGATCTGGATACTGTTCATCCCATGCCTGTAGAAATACGGGCGCGGGTTATGCAAGAACTGAAAGCAATTGAAGAAGAGCACAACGTCACGATTCTGTATGCATGTGAATCGGGTAGTCGTGCTTGGGGCTTCGCTTCTACTAACTCAGACTTCGATGTGCGTTTTGTTTACGTACCGAAGATTGATTGGCATTTAAACCTAGATAGTCAACGTCCAGTAATTGATCGACAGATCCCAGAACTCGATTTGGACATGTCTGGTTGGTCGCTGGGTAAAACCCTAGGCTTGATGCGTAAGTCTAACCCAGCGTTGCTGGAGTGGCTTGCATCGCCACTGGTGTACATGTATCGGGAAGAACGTGATGAACTGAGAGAACTGGCACTCAGTCGATTCAAACCAGAAGCTGCACTGGGTCATTACATGGCGATGGTGTATAACACTCACCGTCGTTTCATCCTAGATGAAGAAGAAGTCATCTATAAGAAATACTTCTATTGCCTGCGTCCGATCTTTGCAGTAGAGTGGACCCGTAAGAATGGCACAATGCCTCCAACCGAATATTACAAGTTGGTTGAAGACTATGCTCCGTCGCCAGCGCTCCAACACGCCATGGATGAACTCATGCGTATGAAGCGTGGAGGTGAAGAAACTCGTAAAGGTCCACACCTGGTAGAACTCGATCAATTCATTGAGTCGAAACTCGATGAATACGGTAAGGTCATACCACCCGATACAGAGAAACCAGACGATGAACCGCTGAACGAGTTCTTCCGTCGGATTGTTCGCAAATACGATTAACTAGGGCTCTCCTTCGGGAGAGCTTTATGAGGGGTTACATGAATTCTAATTACAACATCATCTTGCGTGAAGGCGAGAAAGTTCGCTGGCGTCCGATGTGCAGTTCGAAAATACTGAAGGACGTTGGCTTAATTCGAAAGAAGTGGTATGACGCAACAGTAATAAATTGCGACCACACCAACGGACTCAGTCTACGTGTACGGAACGAAGGCGGTTACGTCCAGAACGTTCAACACTGGTCGGTTGGGGAATTCCAAGGTTGGTCTGAACTGGAAATCCTAGACGTACCGCTGGCTAAGACACGTCTGTTGAAAGACCTCGAAGAAAGTCGACTCTGTGAACAGCATCGACACAAAGCCGCAATGGCCAATCTCGACCTGGCATTTGCTGAGTTGGAAAATTACAATCCGAACAAGGTTTAATTTACTTGACAGCCCCATTGAATGTAGATGACTACGAACCGACTGAAGCCGAAGAATGGGCTGCAGCTGAACAACACCTCGAAAAGATCTATCGCCAAGAACAAGCCAGCTTGATGAGCGGCTTCGCGATTAACAATACCCTCAAGGAAAAAGGCATCATGCAAGACGTAACTCAGAAACTGGACATCATGGCTGCATCGGAACAACAAGCGATCACCACTGAACAACTGCGTGCTTTCGAATCCGCCAAACAAGCTCTGGGTGGTGACGACGTAGTAAAAGAATCCCTGGAAGAAGTCGTGGCTAAAACCCAGACTCCTACCAAACCCCTGACCAAGAAACAACTCAAGCAACAAAAGATCCTGCAAAAGCAAATGCGTGGCTACATCAAGAACGCACAGCGTCAGGCTCAGACCAGCCACATCATGAATAAGCTGTACGCTCACTCGATCCGTACGCCGCAACAAGCTCGTCAGATCCACGCTGCTCAACGTGCCAAGGCTGAACTGACTTCACTGCTGGGTCAACGTCAAGCTGAAGCATTCTTCACTGCCAAGCCTGAAACCAAGTGCCATGACTTCTTCCCTAAACCAACTGTGGAAGCTAACCCGACACTGATGACAGATGTACAGGGTCAATCGCGTACCCTGGAACAGGTCTACGAGTACGTCATCTACAAGCACTACATGATCCTCACCAAAGAAGCTGGTGAAGAACAAGATCTGGACCTGAACCTGCAAGTCGAATGGGATAAGACCAAAGTGGAAGACTACGTTGCCTACGAAGGTGCCGAAGTTGATCCAGCCGCAGTCGAAGCACAACTCGATCAAGTAGCTCAGGGTGACGTCGTTGAAGAAGAACAAACCAAAGCCGCGTAAGCAAAAGAAGCCACGCAAGAAACCAGTCGGATGGCAAGACCATAGCCTGAAAGCTGGTTCTGGTGCCGTGTTGGCGGATGCAGTATGGTCGGGTATCAAGCGTGCACAACCCAACCACCGCGAACGTACAATCTCAGAGATGTGGGATCGTTCAGAACGCATTCGTGATATCTGGGCACCTGAGTACACACCCGCTGAAGTAATGGCTGGTAAAAACGATTGACGCCATAATGGCTACCCTTCGGGGTAGCCTTATGTCAGTTCTCGAATCAGTGCTTCTACATCCTTAATCAGGTTCTGCATCATTGGAGAATTCCCATGCTGCTTAAACACTTGAGAATGGATAGACTCACGGAGTTCATGTAAGACTTCGTTGGTCTGAGTGCGATCGAAAGATGGCGCTTGTTTAACGCTGTCTACCAAATACTTGATAAACGGAACTCGTGCTATTGCCAGTGCCCATTCGTTTTGCGTAGTAACCGGACCTTTCGGTAATTGCAATACTTCGTACAGTGAATCCTTCAGCAACATCGGAGTCATCTGTGCGAGTTCTACAATCATCCCCGTACGCATTGCCCGTTGACTAAGTGTATTCTTAGCCATAGCGTCTGCAACCGGGGTGAGGTCTGGAATGTAGAATGGATGCGGTAATGGGTATTTCGTGGTAGGCATTTTGTAAGCCATACGCGATAGCCGATTGAAATACGCAATCTCCAAATAGGATTCCAAACAATTCACTAAAGCGTAAGAACCAATAAACTTGTACAGGTTGATTTCTTCTGGATCTACGGGTCCTAAGTTAGCATATACCCAATGGCGATACTGCACCAGCAACATTGGGATATTGATCGAC